ACCGTTCAAAAGCAAGTTGACTCTATAGTTGATGAAAAGTCTGCCGCATATTCTTGGTATGAGTATATTCCGGGCCTTGGCCGTGATGAACAATTCACTGTCAAAGACAGTTCAGCAATTCGTAGCTATGTTGAGCGCTTATCCAAAGAATATATTGCACTTGGAATTGTGCCGGATAAGGCTGTTGAACTAGCTGCCCGTGACTATGGTATGTCGCACAAACGTGTCCGAAATATTATGGTGCCAATAACACGGAACTTGCCGGATGACATAGAGGTAATGGCAACCGCAGCGGTTATGGCGGCGCATCTTCAGTACCCAGAGATTAATGAGAATTACAATACAGAGGAATTGTCTATTGGTAATATCGAAGGCAGCGTAGACAGATGGACGTTAATTGCAGATGGTGGCTACCCAGTAATACTTAATGACGGCAGGCCAGTCGAGTTCACAATGAAAGAGTTGGAACAGTTCTCTGCGTCTGAACGTGCTGACAAGATGCTTATTCAAGAAGCTACCCGCGCCGACATTAACAAGACAAATGAAATTGAGCGGCAGTTTATAGACGGCACAGGTCCATTTGAAGGTCTTAGCCCATATGAAAAACGTGTCTTGCGGCTGCGTCTACTCAGCCCAGAACGTAGCTTTAGGATTACGCCTGAAGAGATACGAGAGAAGTCAGAAGAGCTATCTCGCATGATTTCTGAAATTGATGGCGCTGGAGGCGCATAATGGAAGAAGAGGACTTTCTCGCTCCTGTTACTCCGGTTACAGCGTTTGAACGCCGCAAGGCTGAGATGGAGGCTGAAGCTGCCAAGCCTACTATTGGCGAGGCTATAAAGGCATCTGTCCAAGAAGATTGGATGATGTCATGGGCGTTGCGTGACCGTGAAGAGTTTGCGCCAGACCCAGACTTTTACCTTGAGAAAGAAGATTATCAGAAGGCAGTTGCTGGGTTGCCAGAGGATTATCACGGATTTGTTGAGGATGCTGTTAGCCCAGCACATCTTAACTCTTTGCGTGAGGAAGCCCTCCAAACATACGAAAATGATAAGAAATTAGCACAACTAGGCTGGAAGGGCGTTGGTGTGCGGTTTGGCGTGGCGCTGTCTGACCCTGGGGCTATTGGCCTTAGCATTGCCACAGAGGGTGTCGCGGCTCCGATGATATGGGGCAACAAGCTGACACGTTTAGGGCGTGCGTTTAGAGGCGGCACAGCGGCGGCAACAACAAATGCGCTTGTTGAAAGCTACCTTGTAAGTCAGAACGCAGTCAAAGACCCATATGACATTCTGTATTCAGCCAGCGCCGGACTTTTGCTTGGCGGCGGTATATCGTCATTTGGCAAGGCAGACACTTCTGACCCATTTGATGCGGCTTTGGGCAAGATAGCTAAAGATGCAGACACTGCTCAGCAGTATGAGGCTGTCACGGCTGTTAATAACAAAATTATGGGAGAAGGTTCTGGCGATGTTTTTGAGCGTTCAGTAGGCGCGGCTGAAAATCCATTTGACAGACCAATACAGGTTAGCGAGTTGCGTGGTGATTTGGACGAGGCGCTTGATTTAAGCGGTGAAAGGCAAGACCCAGCTTTCCCAAAGTTGCGTGGTGGGCCGCTTGGAGACATGGCTGGCTTTTTGCTTGGTTCAAAACAGCCTACTGGCAACCTTATGGGGAGACTACTTCCAGAAGACCCCATCGGCTTTAGAGAAGACCCGACTCAGGTAATCCAGCCCAGTGCGGACTTGATAAAAACAAACATCTTCAAGGCCACTCTCAATGATTATTATGACGTTGTGAACCCAGCATACAAAGAATGGGCCAAGTCAGAGGGATTTACTGGCGTCACAGGATACTTCAAGCGCAGTATGAATTTGCCACGGCGTCAGTTTATGGAGCTTGTGGCTGACGCGATAGAAAAGCCAGACTTGCCGTTTCATCCAGCGGTTCGCCGAGCAGCACAAAAGCAAGCAGAGTTGAAGCGTGACCTTTTGCGGCAAATGAAAAGTGCAGGTGTAAGAGGCTCTGAGAATGTGCCTGAAGATTTGACATATTTCACACATCTCTGGGATTCGTTTAAGTTTGGCGAGGCCTCACATCGTTATGGCGATGATGTCGTTCAGAGCTTATTGGCTCGTGCATTAATTAATGGCACAGAAGAAATGAACGAAGATGCGGCAAATATGATTGCAAAACATATGTTGCTGAAAATCCGCAAAAGTGAAGCTGGTATGGACTCTGGTGCTGCAAGACTTTTCACCACAGACCAAAGAGAAACAATGCAGCAAATCTTGGTGGAAGAAGAGTTTATGACGCCAGAAGAAGCTGACCGGCTAATGGCTTTGTTTGAGAAAAAGCCAGATGGCTCTCCGGCCCGTCTAAAGCGCCGTTTGCGTTTTAATATGGATGAGGCTAGGCCAGCTTTCAATAAGCTGACAGGCCAAGAGGAAACATTCCGGCTAAAGGATTTGCAGGAGCGCGATGCTGAACAGGTCTTTACGTCCTATGTAGGCGGTATGGGTGGTAGAATAGCTCTTGCCCAAGTTGGCATCAAGGACCAGACGACATTCAATCAAATGTTAAACCGCAACCTTGCAGAAGCAGAGTCAATGTTTGGCAACGCTGGAAAGAAAAGAGCAGAACAAGAAAACCTTGTGGCGCAAACAATTTACAACGCAATCATTAATAGGCGTATGCCATTAGCGGCAGACCCGTCCGGCACTTACGCAAGGTCAACAAGGCTTCTTCAGGATTACAACTTTGCTCGCCTCATGAACCAACTGGGTTTTGTGCAGATTGGTGAATTAGGAAACGCTTTAAGTATTGGCGGTGTGCGTGGGATTTTGCAAGCGGTTCCAGAAATACGCTCAATGCTACGGAAAGCACGGGATGGCAAAATAGAAGACCCTGTAATCCGTGATGTTATCGCGGCTACAGGAATTAGCGCTGATAGAAATATTAATCAAGCAATGAATAGGGCTGACACTATAGGCGTGTTTAGCGAAGGCCGTGGGGATTGGATTGATAAGGCGCTGTTCTTTGCGGCTCCTATGAAGCGGATTACATCAGACTTGTCGGGTGGGGCGCCTGTCACATTAACGCTTGAAAGAATTGCGGCGCGGGTAGCGGTTCAAACTTTAACTGACTTGGCTTTCAAGTCCCGCAAGATGTCACGCAAACGGCTTGCTGGGTTGGGCATGAGCGAAGAAATGGCTGAACGTGTTTATAATCAAATCCGTTCAAAAGCGATTACGCAGAAATCTTTGTTGTTCAAGAATTACAAGATAAAAGATATAAATGCAGCAAACTGGGATGACTTTGAAGCGCGGCATGTTTTCTTTGCGGCGATAGCAAGAATGACTCGCCGTGGTATCCAGCAAAACGATGTCGGTAACTTGAATCTGTACATGACATCCACTATGGGCCAAGTTCTAACTCAGTTTAGAACATTTATGCTTGTGTCTTGGTCTAAGCAATTTTTGCACAACATCAAAGCATGGGATGCAAAAGCCTTGCAAGCAATGCTTGGTTCTGTTGCATTTGCAAGCCTTGGCTATATGGCGCAAGTCCAAGTAAACGCACAGTTCAGAGAAGATAAGGAAGAATATTTAAAAAAGATGCTTTCTGTTGACGCGCTCGCGGCGGCATCGTTTCAGCGTAGTTCTTGGGCCTCTTTGTTTCCTGCCCTTGTAGATACTGGCGGGGCGTTTTTCACTGATGACCCTGTATTCGCCTATCGCTCAACTGGGCTAGACACAAATCTGATAACAGGCAACCCAAGCGTTCAGTTGTTATCTAAAGGGTTATCAAGCGCACAGGCCGTATCACGTTCCTTGCTAAACCCCGACTTGCAGTTTTCACAAGGCCAGCAACGGGCATTGAACACATTACTTCCCTGGCAGAACGCAATCGGTATCAAGAACGCGCTAAACAAATTGGTTGAACTAAGGCCAGAGTCAACGAAGGTAGAGTAGCAACAAGCCCACAAATAAGGTATAAAGGCTCTAAGGAGTAAGACATGACAGTAAGCAGCACCACCACGCGGAACAGCTACACAGGCGATGGCACTACCACCGTCTTTGCGTACACATTCAAGATTTTCGATGATGATGACATCACGGTAATCTTACGCACCACCGCGACTGGCACAGAGACAGTGCAGACAAAGA